CAAAGTTATCCTCCAGATGAGAGTGCGACTGGTTATGTTGATGTATTGACTGCTGGATGGTATAATGATTTTCCGATGTGGCAGAAAGGTACTGCAAGATTGCAAATCGGTGCTACCTACGGTAATAGTGATATGGCGGGCGGCGAGCATAACTTCACAATGAAGCACGGATCGGATGCCACTAACGAAACCCAATTATATTATGATCCTGAATCTGGCCGACCTTATAGTGTAGAGACGCCTACTATTGCAGAAAATTCTAAAGTTGTTCGATATCTTTCAGGGGTACAATTCTATACTACCGATGCCACATTTGACGTATCTGGTTCGTGTGATAGGGTATTTGAATATACATACATTGATAGTCCAATACGTTTTACTATGACAGGTATAAACACTTTAGATATGGCGTGGGTAGATGCATCAGTTGATAATGTACATTCACCCATACCTTACTGGGATGATGTTCTCGGATTTTTTAGCAAGACTATAACCATAAATGATGCAAATGAAATAAGTCTGGACGCTAGACTTACCGTAAATCCACGTGATCCTAAAGGAAGTGGTACTACTATACAGACTGCGTCGGCAAATCGTCTTATAGATACATATGGTACAAATTCTACTACTGTTAGAGATTATTTTAACGATGAAAATCGTAGACAGCCTTCTGGATCTTTTGATACTGTCCCCGCCGGGGTAACAGGACAATGGGATTCAACTGCGGTATTAACTGATGGCAACGCACAAGTAGTTAGTGGTCAAGTGATATACCCCGTTACTAATTGGTCATCTGGGTATTTACCGGCTCAAGGAGGATCTACTGATTATTCAGGTTTTGTTGAAGAGCAAGTCTATTTTAGAACTATGTACGAAAGTGGTGCACCCCATTTTGCAGGTTCATTGAAGATCACTGGAATTGTATGGGCCGATTTGGGAGTAGATGTTGATTTAGAATTACGCTTACCTACTGAAACTGGTTGGTTAGATATGAGCGTTGCATATAATGCCGGATCATTTACGGGCGCTCATGGTGATGGCGTAATGACGAGTTATTCTCAATTAGGAGATGTACTTACTATTAATTGGACGGTAGGTTCGAAGACCACTGCAAATAGTGGTTATATGTATATCGTACGTATCCTTATGAAGAATATGAATGAACCTATAACTGAACTTTATGAGGCGGGCTGGTAATGTCTTCAGACGCTAATATGAGATCATACTCATTCAAGAAGCTTGCGGGCTTCCGAATGACTGATGCTGATAAACAGTGGTACAATGAAAATCCTGGTCGATTAGCATTTTTCCATGATACTGAAGTCTGGACAGATGCTATTCCTGCTACTCCTCCAGTTGCGGATACTACGGTAGTTAAAGTATATGACACGTTGACGTTGACTGAAGATTTATCTGTAAGTGATCATCGTGGTTGGGCCGCAATAAGTGGAACACAATTAACTGGGTTTATTCCGCCTAGATTTGGTTCCAGTTATTTTGTAGCCGTATATGATAATAACGATGATGAGATAGTTTCGTCAGATGCCAGTGTATGGACGTTTGACTATGACAATGGCTTCTTGTGGTTCGAAGGGGATCCTACCGCTGAAGGTTGGACCACCCCCATAAAGATACGGATCTATCATTATATAGGTACCGTTCTCGATGACGCTTCCTTTGGTAGTACGTCTCTGACACTTCAACAAGTTACTACCAGTGGTTCTTATACTAATCACGGTATTCAGGTGGATGCGTCCGGATCTTATATGTATAATCTTGGTATTACCTCTGGTTCATTGGAGATGTTTAATCATAATATTATTCATCTTGCCACCCCTACTGCGGACTATGACGCTGCCACCAAAAAGTACGTAGATGATAATAGTGGGGCAAGTACTGATACTCTCGACGATGTAGTTGAACGGGGATCATTTACTGATCATGGTATTCAGATAGATGCGTCCGGTTCAATGTTCTATAATCTTGGAATCACTTCAGGGTCTATAGATATGTTTAGTAACCAGAAGATTATTCATCTTGCTATTCCTACAGCAGATGGTGATGCTGCTAATAAGCTTTATGTTGATACGGTATCAGGTTCAATTGGGGATGATCTTAATAATCAAATCTCTAACACTAGAGAATACGTAGATACAGTATCAGGAAGTATTGGTGTAGATATTGCGGCTAATTACGCATTCAAAGATTCAGTTATAGATGACCATGGCAATTTAGCCGGTTTAGATGGTGATGACCATACACAATACTCTTTAGTAGATGGTACTCGGGATTATACTGGTACTCTCCAAATATCTGGATCATTAAGTGTTGATGGTAGTATTCGTAGTAATTCGAACACCGCATTCTATAACTTTAACGGTGGCGAAGGTGATGTATACTGGTATGTTTATGAAGGTGGAAGTTCTACCGGTGCGTCGTTAAAATGGTCAGATGCGTCAGTAAAATTTGAGTTTTCTGAAGATCTCACAGTCCGGGGATATACCTCGATGACCGGTAACTGTATTGTTGGTGGAAACCTTAACATCAATAATGAAGGTCCTGAAGGGGACTCACAGGTAAGTTTCTATGAAGCTGGCGCAAATGCCGGTGCCTATTTAAAGTGGGATGATGCTCCAGGTACTTTTGTATTAAGTCATACATTAAGTATGAGCAGTACAAAGATTACTTCTGTGGTTGATCCTACAGACGATCAAGATGCCGCTACTAAAAAGTACGTAGATACGGTATCCGGATCGATCGGTGATGATCTTAACAATCAAATCTCTAACACTAGAGAGTACGTAGATACAGTATCAGGTAGTATTGGGTATAATCTTGAATTAAACTATGCTGCTAAAACGTACGTAGATGACGTATCAGGTAGTTGCGCACAAAGTCTTCAAGGAGTCACTAGTGTAGGTGATGTAACTACTAATGTTATTACTGCTACGGGATTTATAAGTACTGGGGATAATAGTACCGTAGATGTTGCTTATACTCCGATGGTGCTTTACAATACAGATGCTACACCTCCTGCAGCCTCGGGTTTTCCAATAGGGACAGTTTACATTCAGTACACTGCATAAGATGGAAAAAGGGCAATTTAAAAAGGCAAAAATGGTGTACACGAAAGAAGGTCTCTTCTTAAATGACGTTGCGATTATGCATGTTTTCGAAAGACGGTACATACAAAAGCTTGTTGCAAAAATGATCGATGAACTAAACGTAAAATCTGTCATTGAAGTAGGTTTTGGATTAGGATATACCGCAGAGATATTTGAATGTATGTGTGATGAACATATTTTAATAGAGGCAAATGATGGAATTTTTGAAAAGGCAGAAGAATGGGCAAAAGGAAAAAAGACTAAATTAATCCACGGCTTTGTTCAGGATATTAAAATAGAAAGAAAAGTCGATTTACTTTTTGATGACCGACAAGAATTGGTCTATCCCGAGAAATTCCCAAAAGAAAATTATAGATTTGGACATTATTATAGATATGTTATTCCAATTATCCCGACTGAAAAAGTTAGGTCGCCCGCATCATGAGAATAAGTCTTATAAGTCTCATAAGCATCATCATGAGCACCATCATAAGCACCATCATAGGATATGTAAAATGAGAGAAACTGAAATCATATTAACTGACGAACAGGTGATCAATGGAATTGATATCAATCATATTTTTTGGGAAATGATGAATGGTTATGGAATGGCTTATAGAATGGTGGGATCTCGGAATATAGTCCATGTTTATTTTCCCGATGATACGACAGATTTGCGAATTAGTAAAGTTAGACAATTTATTGAAGGACTAGTTGAAAAATATGCTGATATGAATTTCGACGAAGAAAGAAGTATTTTGATTGAAACTATTAATTGTTATGACCGAAAAGCCGCAATCGTTCAAGTAATCGTAGATAATGATCTTGATTTGAACATTAGATACTTTCCAACCGCAACTGGACATTTAGAAGATGGAACTTACATAAATAAACAAAGGTGGTTTTTCTCCCGGGTGCTGACCGAAGAAGAAAGATCGCTTATGGAAGAAGCGATCAAAACTCCGTTAACTTGGAGAACTTCCGAACCTGCCGCGTCAATTAGTCATGTCTAAGATTACCACATTTATTCCTGGACTTCAAAGTCAAAGATCTGTTGCCGGCGCCGCTTACGGCCCCGACGATGGTTCAGGAGGTTATTTTGAATGGGATCCAACTAAATATGATAATGTTACTGAAGTTTATGCGGAGATTGTTGCATATACTGATCCTACAGGATGTACGCCTAACCAAATTCCTGGAGTTAAATGGGAATTATATGATGTAACGAATAGCACTCAAATCGATGAATGGCAAGATACAGGGACTTCTTACGAAGTTAGAAGAAGTACGGATGTATTAGGAAGTATGCCTGCAAGTAAAGCAACAATGCGAATTAGTTGGAAAAAGAAGTGTGGGACAAGTGCTACTGCCAGCGCTACAAGATTAATTATTGTTCAAGAAAATCCAACAAAAACAAGGTCATTTATTTCGATAGGCGGCTCCACATTTACCACTAGTACAATATATGCGAATTTAGGCCGCGACGATAAACAATGGTTATGGGATGCGAGCAAATTCGCGACCATAGATGAAGTTCATTGTCATATAACTTTTAAAAGTGGTACTGCCGGTATCCAGGCGGCCGTTAAAGTAGATAACTTAGGTGAAACGGACTCGCTGACGAATTTTAGTTCGACTATTACTTCATACTATTTTTACAAAAGTTTAGATGTTTCGGGTACGATTACTGATGGCGAGACATATCGAACTTACATTAAAATTAGTAATGCTGCAGCAGCCGCCTACATTGCTAATTGTTATATCGTAGTTGATTTAGTCGATGTAAGTAAATTCGTTACGAACTTGGACATCCAGTGTGGAGGATTTTTTGATGGTGCTGCGGCTTACTCAGAAGAAGCACCCTATATAGCAACTTTTGATGCTTCTACAGATTATTGGGATGGGGTTACTAAATCTATATATCATCAAGCGTGTTTATATAGGGTCAGGGCAACAAGTGGAGAGGCTATTTTATTTGATGATGGCGCCCAGATCGCTATCTCGGAAGTTTCAAGTACCTCAAGTACTATGGAGATACAGAAATCAAGTGCACTCTCTGAACCGGCCGACGGATCAGTTATAGGCGCGTCATTGAAACAAACGACCGGCGCCAGGGGTGCTTATACGCAAGCATCTTATAATATTATTACTTATGAGATAGGAGAGATAGAAACTCCAAGTATGCAGATCAATATTGGTGACACGTGGAAGAGTGTAGAGGGAGTTCAGGTTAATATTGGAGATACTTGGAAGACTGTAAGTGGTATGCAGATTAATATTGGCGATACGTGGAAGACAATTTTTTAAGAAGTTGATAGAAAATGTGGGATTATATATGATAATCCTAATAATTAGCCCAGTATTAATTAGAATCGGCGAATTTCTCTTAATCTGGTCGGTCCCTTTACCGTCAAATGGTACTATATTAATTTTCGTAAGTTATCCATATAGGTTGGAGTATTATATTGCGCGCAATTGAACACGTGGCCCAGCTTTTATTTAAGGCCGTAAAGCGGGCTTCTGTAAACCATTCAGACATCAGTCAAGGTGACTTAATTGTAGTCACCGGAGCCGACGATGATATTACAGGTATTGTCAGTTTAGTAAATACTGTTGACAATGATACTTCTGTTTCGTTGATTACCGCGTCAGGTAAAAAGACACTCCAAGTTTCCAGTGAGAATTTTATCCATATAATTCAGAGGGCTGATATGTTAAACATGCGTAATCACATTGATTATGAACGGGACTTGGTTGATGCTCCGAAAGATGCTCACAAGTATACCGATAAAGATTGTTGTCCCACATTCAGTCCTGACGATGCTGATGGTAAATCCGAACTCCCTGCATCTAAACTCTCGATGAAAAAGCAAAAGGGCGGAGAATAGTGGCTTTAAGAAAGTTCGCATCTCTTAAACTTGCTTCAGTTATTACCACCGAGCAAGAGTTCGATCAAGTTGTAGGGAATTTAACTGCGACTGCGGCGGAACATACTGTTCAAAAAGTTGTTAAGTTTAATCCTGATTTTGTATACGCTCGATTCAAAGCAATTGGGTGTCTTTGTGTAGATGGTCCAAATGCTAATGCTGATGCTTTCCCATATGACCAATTTTTGGATAGCAGAGCAGGTTATGGATATCAATCGTTTATTGGTAAGCACGCCTTTGTTGAACATAGTAGTGATAATATTAACAACGCTATAGGTAACTTACACAGTGCTTATTTGAACCGCTTCAATACTTCCAAGTATGGCAATAAAGAATGGCAAATTCTTGATGATAATGAACGCGGCCAAATTCTAGCTGGTAGAACGCCCTATGAAGATGGTAGTATCGAAGTTCTTATGGCTATTGATAGGCAATTATCGCCAAAGATAGCTAGGATGCTTGAGACGGATTCACCCGTAGGTTGTTCCATGGGGACCAACATTGATTATAGTGAGTGTACCGTTTGTGGAAACCGTGCATACGTAGAAGAAAATTATTGTCCCCATATTCGATTCAGCAAGGGCCAAAGTGTTCTTGTTCCAGCCAGTCAAATTTCCGATCTTATTAAGAAGGGTACCATTAAAAGAGAATGGTTACCTTTCATCCTTTCCCGCGCCCAAGATATTAAGGCAGTTGCTAGTGGTGGGCGTAAAATGGTTTATGCTAAGGCGTTTGAAACTAATTATGGTCTCAGCTTTTTTGAGTTATCCGTTGTAGCTAATCCGGCATTTCATCGTGGATATAAGTTAGAAAAAATTGCGAGTATGTCTAAGCCAGCTTTTCATCAGTTGATGCCGATTATTTATTCTGCCGACAGTCAACCGATTGAAGTTGTTTTTAAGGTTTCAGACGGTTTTTACGGGGACGTATTAAATGCGTTTGCAGTCCAAATCGGTAATCCTTTAGACCAATGGACTGATGAAGAACATTTATTGTTCGAACGTAATGGTGAAATTGCTAAGAGTGCATTACAGACCGGAAACGTTCACGAGGTATTGACCCGTAAAATTCACGCACCTTACTTAATTAAAGAAGGTGTTGATCTTTTACCTTCTTCTGATGCGGGATTTTATCAAATCGCAAATCCTGATGAATTACTTACACGTACTTTTGCAGGTACTCGTGTTCGGCGCAAGGCTGGGATAATTGGTACTCCTGAAGAGATTTATTATAAGTGTATGATTTGTCATGGTGCATATAATAGAAAGTCACACGCACACGTATCTGAAAATACTTACAAATTTAGTAAGTTTTCCATTTGCCCAAATTGTGAACAGTTGAGTGGATTATCCGCAAATAACAAAGGAGAGGTGTGCGCTATGGCGAAAACCCACCCTAAAAATGATACCAGTAAAACTGCTGCAGAAGGAAATCTTCCGACCACGTCTGAATTTACTGGAGATAAAGAAGTAACCGTTGGCAATCCTAGACAAAAAGAAACCGAACGATTTAAGGATTGGGCTGCTAACGGCAGTAAACAGATTGAGAGGGAGAAGGAACGTAGGCCTATGGGAACTATTTTTATTGACGCAATCGTTGCGAAAAAAGATCTCAATGATCGCTCTGCGAGAATTGCTGAACTTTCGAAATCTGCAAATACTCTATATGCGCGGACGAAACTTGCTCTAGAAGCCCCTGAAGACTTTCTCGCCGGTATTGGTGAAGGCGCGGGTCCTCCAGGAGAAGATGGGCCCCCAGGTAAGGGTCTTGGTGGTCCCCCGGGAGAAGATGGTCCCCCAGGTTTAGGTTTAGGTGGTCCTCCTGATGACGATATGGGTATGGCAATTTCTATTGATGTCGGTTCTGAGAGTGATTTACGTACCACTTTAGAGAATACTAAAGCAGATCTTGAGATGATTTTAGGTGATTTAGAACAAGCTAAATCAATGGTAGGCACTAGTGAAGGTGAAGCTATTGATGCACTTGCCAACAAACTTCGTTGGGGTAAGCGTCAAGCCATTGCGGCACAGAAAGTTGCTGCTGAAGCAGATTCACTAATTGAAGATGCCGAATCTGCAGTTGAAGACGCTGTAGCTAAATTACAGGCTGCTTGTGAATTCCTCTATGCTGAGGAAGGTCGTCCTGCTAAGGATAAGGCAAACGATCAAGAAAAAGCTGATAAGAAGAAAGAAAAATCTGATGACTCAGATAATAAGTCGCCTTTTGAGAAGAAAGACGACGATGATAAAGACGGTGATGCCGACGATAAAGATGATGATAAAGATGATGATAAAGATGATGATAAAGAAGATGATAATAAGAAAGTCGATTCTGAAGGAGGAGACGAAATGTCCAAAGACGCAAGCTTACTGCTGTCTAAAGCAAATATTCAGCTTTTGCGCGACCTTGGGGACGTTTTTGCCGGTTCTTCATTGCCGAGTAAGGTTGCAGAGGAAGGAGAAGATCCTGCTCCTGCTCCTGTAACTGATGGCGATGATCCTGTAACTGAAACACCTGAAATCCCTGAAGCCCCAACGGTTGAGGCATCACGGAATCAAGGTATTAAGTCGGCAAAGGCTAAAGAGGCCGCAGCACAACCACCTACGGGTGCTCGAGACCCGGGCGATTATGGAGACCCTGGCGCAATTGAATCCCATGAGATGAAGCGTTGGTGGAGTGACATGTATCCCGAATTCGAGAAGATGAAGTCTAAAGAGGAACAGACAGAGTTCAACGTTCCTGATGGCAGAGTCGAGTTACTTACTGGCCCGGTCGGGGAAAAGACTCCCGATAATCCGGAAGTTGGTAAGTCAACGAACGCTCCTACGATCTTTGCGAAGCGTTTTGCGAACACCTGGGAACCTACAAAAACTTTCTATGGCGTCGTAAAAGTCGCAGATGATGGTTCAGTTGAAGCATTTACCTCCGGATTTGGTGACGTCACCGATGATGATGCAGGTAAAGATCAGTTTGACCATTTCACTTCTGATGCTTACCTGGATGAGGTTGTAACGACTGTTGCATCTCAAGGTGTTGAAGCTACTCGGAAGATGATGAATGGTAAATTCGCTCAGTTGGAAGGTATCACACCTGGAAAGACTGAGAAAGTTAATCCGCTGTACGATACTGACGAGACTGCGAAGGATTCCAACACACCGCGTGATGGTCTTCGCCCAGATCCGAAAGATGGTCATGGTAAAGGCGCAGATGGTAGCGACAAGGCTTACTATGCTAAAGCCTATGGCGATCCGGGCTATGCTCAAGACCTGGTAACGGCTCAGAAGAAAGTTGCTGCACTCGAGCAGAAACTTGCTGATAATGTAGCCTCAACGAAATCCGACCTTATTGCTAAGCACGCGTTGCACCTAGCCCGTGTTTCAGCTTCCCGTGGACTTATTCCGTTTGATCTGCCGAACGTACAGAAACAGGCAATGGAATATATCCAGTACGATGAGAACAGTATCAAGGCCGTTAAAGCGCATTTAGAGAAGCTTCCTGTTGTTAATCTGAAGGCTCTTCAAGCTTATCAGATTCCGGAAGCCGAAGATATGAGTAACGGTGTTGTGCACAATTCGTTAGATGCCGTTGATAAGATTCGGATGGAACATACCGATGCTGAAAACGTCGCACCTGATGGAATTCAGCCGGCCGTGGAAAGTAATGCTGCGTTGACCGCATCACAGAAAGCTCAAATTTCCAAGAGAGCTTCCGAAGCAGTCGTTCCGCAAATGCACGCCGATTCGTCAGTAGATCCAAATAAACTGCCGGATATGTCTAAGTTCTTTTCAAATACACTCGAAAATCAATTAGCTCGTACGGGCAAACTTGAAGAATGTCGTGAGAAAGGTTATCTGCGCACGAACCGTAGGTAATATTGTTAAACGTTTAACGTTAGGAGGTTTTATAACCTATGTCCTCTCCCTCAATCACCCTTAGGGGTTTCTTCGGTATTAAGCAGACATTCAATGTCGCGTCTGCTGCAATCGGCGGAGATCCTTATAACAGCAATCAAGCTCCAACTGGAACGTGGTACGCAGGGAACTTATTCGTAATTTCTACTGCTGGAACTAACATAGGCAACGGTGTTGCCCCGTATGTTTCACTCTGCTCCACATCAGGTTCGGCTATTATGGGTGTTGCTCTAGAAAATTCGGCTGATTATTCTTCCGCTGTCACGGGAATGTCGCAACCGAGTGGATCTAAAGTTACTCTCTTACATGGTCACAGTGAGTTTGAAATCGTTCACGGTACTGCTACCAAGACCTATGAACAGGGTTCTACTCTGGGTAATGTGGAAAGCGCTAGTCTTATGGATCTGTTGTACGCGAGTGCTGCAGGTAAGTGGACTACGACCGTTAGTCCTACCGCAGGTGGTGTAGATCTTCCGCCGATTCCAATTGGTTTTGTCACCAAAGTACCAGCAGCCGGTAACAGTTACACATTAGGCGTTATCCTTTTCGGATAACCTAGGAGGTATTACTTATTATGCGTAAGCAAGCTAGTTCATACCCTCCGGGGTTCGAAAAGACTGCTCCTAATGCAGGCTTTGGTGTAGAGAAGCGAGCTGATTTCTCTACCACTGATCCTTACACTCAGTATACTGATGCTAGTGAAGCCGATCAGATTTTTACGCTTCTACAAACAGAAGCAGGTCGTCAAGCTCTTGGAGCTCAGATGGCTATTCCGATTCGTACGCAACTTGATTATCAGGGCATGGCACGTAGATTCTTCGAGATCGACGTTCTTGGTCAGGGTCAAATTGCGAGATACGATCGCGATATTAACGCTTTTGCCGCTACGGTAACGAAGAAGGGCGAATCTGTCCAGTTCATCGTTGAAGGCGAATATATCGAGCCGATTACGTGGGAAATCTTTGCGCCTGCGGCAATTCGGTTGAAAGAAATTCAGCAACGTCGTTTCAATGTCCTTGATCGTATGCAAGAGCGGATTCGTATCGCTGTGCAGATCGAAGAGGATACTCAGTTCTTAGCACTGACCGAAACGACCGTTGCTGCGAACACTACAAAGAACCCAATTATCACTTCGACTGGTGGTTGTTCTAAGGATTTCATGAATCAGCTGTCCGCTGAGATTATGAAATGGGACCTTCCTGCGTATGCGTATCTGATGAATTTCAAGTCGTATTCGCACCTACGTGCATGGACATCCACCGATGTGGATCCTGTAACTCAGCGTGAAATCTGGCAGACAGGCCTAGTTGGTTCGTTGTGGGGCATTGATCTTATCGTATCTCGTCTGGTTCCGAATAACTGGGTTTATTGTTATTCTGAGCCGAGATTTACTGGTGTACTACCTATTCGTACTGATCTTATCCTCCTTCCGGATGACACTCCGAAAGAAGCATTAATCGGCTATGTCGGTTATGAAGAGCTCGGTATGCTGTTGGTTAACGCCAATTCTGTTGCGAGAGGAACGTTCTCCGGATACCCGTCCTAAGCTAGGATAGTATTCGTAGAATGATTTATAATTATGGAGCGGGGTTAATTCCCCGCTCCATTCTAAAAGAAGATAAAGGAAGGTTTTGATAAATGGCTCAAGAGACGAAAGATAAATTAGATAAGATCATGAATCGTCAAAGGGCGCAGTTATATAACACTGTAGAACAGATGGGTCTTGAAGAAGGCCAGTGTAAAGCGTATAAGCAGACGATTAGAGATATAACATCAGATGCCTGGAATGGTGTTACAAGTATTGTTGAGGATCTTGAGAAGGAGTAAAGTGTAATGGTAGAGCAAGAAGAAAAGAAAATAGAAGACGTTATTGTAGTTGCCCAGGAGGGTCACCAAGTGCTACTGGATATTGATGGTAGAACACTTTCTATTGATTGTCACGAGAGTGTCAATTTGAGTGATATGTTCCTGCCCGAAGTTATTGATAGATGTTCCAGTTTAGCTACTAGTTTGAAAGTAGGTCATTTGGTAAAATGTTCTGAAGATGATAAGTTAACTGTAGACACAGTATCACCTTCGACAATTCAAACGTTACGTCCGGAAACTGCGTCACACATCGCGGCACAATATACTCAAGCAGAACGGGATGTTAAGCGGACTAATATGGAAATACAAACACGTTCCAATATTACCGCAGAGACACGCAGGCTCATTGAGGAGCAGGTACAAGTCAGCAAAGATGAAATCCACAGAGTGGATCACAAATTTTCAAAGAAAGATGACGCGGCCGCAAAAGTTGAAAGAGAGATGGATTCTGTACCTATGGGACGTCAAGATGCGATGTCTGTGTCCGAATTATCTATGAATGTCAGTATGGATGTACCTGCTGATGAATTTAATGAAAGGCAGCAAGAAGCAAAGCTAAAACTTGATGCGGCTGAAGACGCCGATGAAGCCCGTGCTGGTGCAGAAATCGCACAGCAAGAAGTGGCAGAATAATAAGGAGACTAGATAAATGGCCGTAACGGTTACATGGGTTGAATACAATGGTGCGGCGGCAGCAGCAGCGCAAGGCACGGGATTAGCAACTAATCTTAATTTTGGTTCTGCTGATAGCATAGACTTAACTCCCGCTAGTAATCCCATTGCGGCAGCTTCTAATAGTTATGTAAAATATTGGAAGGCGCAATGGTCGGGGTCGTTTACCTCTGTAGCTAACGCAAAATTATATAAATCTGCTGGTGCGTATGTTACAGGCGAGTCCCTTGTATTTTCAGGGAGTCATACGAAATCTGGTTCTCCTACGCAAACTATTTTAGGAGTTGCCGCTATTCCGACGTCTTTACCTGGTGCTAATAATATATGTTTACCTAATTATACTGATAATACTTTAGCGCAGGCTGATTATCAAAGTACTCCGGGATATGCGTCAGGTGCTCGTTCTTCGATGATGGTATTTCAGATACAGACCGCATCTGGGATTGCTGCAGGACCGGTGAATCAGAAGACAATTTCACTTACCTACGACAGAACGTAACTTTAAATTAGCGATATTATGGTAGTAATACAATACTAACCAACAAATTATTAGATGCGGAAATGAATTCAATCGGTTTCGCGTCTAATTCTATATGGAAAAGGACAGGAAATGTGGCAAGCACAGTTTAGTAATGGTGATATACTTAATGCGATTAACGAAGATGGCAAAGAAATTCTATTCGGTAAAGTACTAGCACGGTTGGATGATCTTGAGAGTTTATCTATAATTATGGACGACAAAGTTTTCAGGGTTAGAATGGAGGATGGAAGATTTTCTGCTTATGTAGGGGAAAATGATCCTATCCATTTCTTTGCTTCTGGTGTTGATATCGATTCTTTAGATAATATTCGACCAATCTATTTTGTACGAGAAACCGTCCATTTTGGTACTCATGCGGCTGCTTTGGCTCCAGATACTTTTCCTGGTACTCCTGCCGTAAATTTTACTGCGCTCGGATTTCAGGCGAATTTAGCTGGTCGAAATATAAAGAGATATTTAGCAATTCTTCCGAATGGCTCATATATAATACAGGATGAATAAGTATGCAGATCGTATATCGTGATCAGGTTGAGCGTGTTTGGACAGAGTTCAAGGATCAGAACGGTGATCCTGTACAACCTTCTGGAAGCGTTGACGCTACTGTGCAATATCAAACAGGTGGTATTCTTGTACAAAACCAAACAGCTACGCATGCCGGCGGTGGCAAATACTGGATAGAAATTAGTCCTAACTCTACTTGGTCTTATGGTTACTATGGAGTTTGGTGGAAATCTGACGCACTTGGTCTCGAAGCTACTCAAGATATTCCAAATGTGTTTAAAATTGAGGATCGTCGCGAATCTATTATTAAGGCGCAGATGGCGGAGCGGGTGCGATCTAAACTGTATATGCACGCGGATATGGGCGGATTTGCGAATAAATTTCCGCGGGATCGAGAGATTCTTGATTTCCTGCAAGACGGTTTGAATTGGTGGAATGCTTATCCCCCTGCTATCACTTTTCACACGTTTACAGGTATTCCTCAACCATATTGGGCTATTATTGAACAGGGGGCGCTTATAAATGGACTCACTGCATTAGGGATATACGAAGCTGGGAAGCATTTCATCTATAATGATAATGGTATTTCATTGACTCGTGATCGTAGTGCAAAGTATGCAGGAATTTTTAATACGATGATGCAAAAATATAGTACAGATTTGAAAGCAATGCGGATGAAATATGCGTTGGATCACGTCAATGTTCGAGGAATGTTCAGTTCAACCACTGGTTTCCCGAGGTCACTTTCCAGGGCCCTCCGTGGCACCAGCAAGTTTGCGTAAGGATAATTATATGGAATATGCCCCTGATGGGATTCGAACCCATAAGCCCTGCCAGGCGGCTGCTTATCAGGCAGCTGTGTTTACCAGTTTCACCACAGGGGCATACTCTATAATAGTTCATAGAATTGATGTGGATCGTTGTAAGTCGTTGAATAACAATCAAATGGAACTATATTAATGCCGAATGATTTTTACGTCTATATGTATTTAACTTTGGATGGTGTGCCCTTTTATATTGGAAAAGGGAAAGATAATAGAGCTAGTAATATCTCTGGCCATTTAAGTACTAATCACAGAAATAGCCTCCTTAAAAATAAGATTCGTAAAGTAGGTGTAGATAATATTAAAATCCATTTCCTACATATTAATCTTGCTGAAGAAGCGGCTTTTCGTTGGGAGAAGTACTGGATTAAGTACATTGGCCGTAGAGATCTAAAAGAAGGATCTCTCTGTAATCTTACAGAAGGAGGAGATGGTTCTAGTGGACGAAAATGTTCTGAAGAAACTCGTAAGAAAATAAGTAATGCTCAATTAATCTACCAGAAGACTCATCTGAATCCGTTCGCAGGTAAGACTTATTCTTCTGATGCACTATGTAAAATGCGTGAAACGGTTTTAGGTAGGTCTCCGTGGAATAAGGGTATTCCCCGGTCTGAAGAGACTAGGCGGAAAATAAGTAAAACGAGTAGAGGGCAGTTTGTAGGAAAAAATAACCCTATGTATGGAAAAATCCATACAGAGGGAACAAAACAAAAGATTAGTAGAGCTAATAAAGGAAGGAAATTTTCTGATGAGACTAAACAGAAAATGAGCAAGGCGCAGAAAGGACGTGCACATTCTCCTGAAACTTGTCGGAAAATGCAGGAATCGGCAAAACGTGTATGGGAGAGACGTAGAAAATGCCGATCGTAAATTCAGGAAATCCTTTGAGTAGTGGTGAGGAGTTGTATGTCGACTGTTCTTTAGGGCTTGACGCAGAAGTTACGGACTACATGCGAGAATCTCACACCCTGCAGATACGCGTGGGGGGAGAGCCGTTCTTTGTGTTTCAGCGCGAAAACCGAGGGGAATTTCGCAGTAAGTCTATCACTTCGTGGGAAACTACTTCTACGCAATACTCTGCATATATTTGGGAACCGGGTGATGGTGAAGATGTTCACCCCAATTCTCGGACACAAGATGGCGCATTTCGACTCTTTAACGATGCTACTGAACTCACAAGAGTATTTGATAAGGACTCTTTAGTTTATGATACCGAATATTCATTAGAGAACGTAACGGGTGTCGATTCCGACACGGCAGGCGCCGTTAAAGTGTGGTTCAATGGAGACTTTACTCCAGGTAATGTATCCTATTCGTATCGGAATATTTGTTCCTGTGTAGATAGATCAACAGGATATCCCAATAGAGAATGTCCGCTTTGTAGAGGTACTGGTTATCCTGCGGCGTTCACGCAGTATACTACGCTGGCTACCAAATATAACCCTACTAATACTGTTTTGGTAAGAGTTCCTATGGTTGCCGAAGAACGTCCCGTAGAACAAATTGGTAGAGTAAAAAGACGGGATCTGCGCCATTGGATAGCGTATAATGCACCCTACGTAAATAATTATGATATTATTATTGGTACGATGGGACGTAACGAAGGCGTTGTATGGGAAATAGTTAATAAGAGTGATAGCCGCTGGCGCGGTATATTGATGCACCAAGAATTTGAAACTGTACGGATCGAGGAAAGTGATATCAGATATCAATTGGCGCCGGATGCAGTTAAGCAAGTGTACACGGATACCGTAACGATAACTTCTGATGCGGAAATATCATAATGCAATTCCAGCAACCTAGATCAATAAAAAGGAATTTAACGAAATTCGTAAATAAGATTTTTGCACTGAATACTGGTTGGGAAAACACCGACGTAGAAGTTATGTCTTTGTCGGGCGAGAATTCTCCAGATGCGTTTGAACAGTATCCGTGGAATGCAGAAAAATATCCTTTAGTAGTCTTGTTTGCCGAAGGTACGGCGGACGATCATTGGGCAATTGATAGCAGAATTGGACATTACTGGGATATATTACAGGTTGGATCAAAACCAAGATCTTCTGTGGATCTCTCTAATGATGAATTAGTAGCGTTCGGCGTAAAGTCTGTGACGTATACAATGCCTTTACGTTCAGTTGATCTTGCTTTGAAATATATTGGGCCATATGAAAATGATATAGTAGTACGTCTATGGAACCAATCAGGTAGTGCCCCCTCCAATATTCTTGCTAGTGGTAGTATTACAGGTAAAGAATTTACTACTAGTGAATGGGCTTCTACTTCGTTGACCCCTACAATAACTCTTGCTGCGGATACTAATTATTATGTATCGGCACATACGAGTGGTTCTGCTGGGGCATCTTACAGTATGCTTCTTGACAGTTCTCCAGATTCTGACATTACGCCGTTTATTCAACTTTCTACCGGCGTATCTGGTAGTTGGACTTCAGATACTGATCAGACAGCATACGCTCGGGTAAATGGTCCCGTGTATTATAGAGTTGGTGGGGGACTCGATAGTACTATTAGAGTCTTTATAGAATCCAAAGATTTGGCAACCACTCAAAAAATTGCGGACCTACTCTTTGTGTATTTTCACTTGGCTAAACATTCAAATCCCCAGCGTAAAGCGAAGATGGGTACAAGTGCGAATGAGACTGGAATGAACTACGACTTCGTAAGTGACCTAACTGACGAAGGGATCTATATTAAAGACGTAGACAAAGGTTCGGAGTCTGTACGGGTTCGTGGCGCTGATCGATTATTTTCGATTGACGTAAGTGTATCTGTGTATAGTAGCTGGGTAGAAGACTTTGTCTTACCAGTACTTGAGGAAATAAATACTGATGGTATAACGAGTTATGGGTCGTAAGTATGTTAATAAAAGGTAGAATTTAAATGTGGTCAAAATATTTTATTGGAGGGTATAACAATGGCTTATACACCACCTAGTGTACGTGTTACTAGTATTGCAAATAGTCGCATAATCAATATTGATGAAGATGCGCGCATTCCCTGCATTATGGGGACTGGGCCTACTAGTAGAGTTATTACCGATTATCCAGTTACGCGCGCTGCTTATAGCGGTTCGTATCCAGGTACTTTTGATTTACTACCTACTAGTGGTAGTGTTTCAACTATCTCAAGTCTTATAGCCTCTCCCTATCCAGGTGCCGGGGTGGGATATGATTCATGGGAGAGTAATTACTATACTGCATCAGGATCAGGCGGCGCAATTTATTGGGGCGGTGCTGCCGGTGCGGGTACCACAGGCCCACGCGTAGGTGAAACGTATTATGTTTCGTATACGTATCCAGTAGTACCTGCTACACAGTATGCTCCGACGGTATTCGTAGATTCGAACGACATTAAAGCTTTCTATGGCGTAGAATCAATTACTACAGGTAAAATCACCGTAGCCGCTTCGATGGCTCTTGAGAATGGCGCACCTGCTGTTATGTGTTGTCAGGTTCAAGGTAATGAAGCAACTAGCGCGAATTGGACTACTGCATTAACTAAGCTGCGGAAGAAATCCAATATTGCTTATGTGGTTCCGATTACAAGTGGTTCAGCAATTCAGACGTTGGTTTTGTCTCATTGCGAGAATGAATCCAATCCTGATATTGGCCATGAACGTGAATGTATTCTTGGTGCAGATACTGGTACTATAACAGTACAACAATTTGTAGATAAGGCAGATGCTTTTGATAACAAGCGAGCTATTCTCGTAGCTCCTGACGTTAGCGTTACTCGTGTTTCTGCGGGATCTACTCTTACTCTCGGCGGAGAATATGTTGCTTCAGCATTGTCAGGTCTCATTACCGGGCAGGATAAGATTGTTACTCCTATAACTGGTAAGATAATTGTTGGTTTTACCATTCCTGATGAACAGTACGAACCATATGATATGAATCGTATGGCTAACGAAGGAGTTTGCGTGATTTATGCAAAGTCTGGAGTTAATAAGGTACGGCACGCAATCACTACTGATACTTCAACTGCGGATAACCGGGAAATTTCCGTGGTCGCTGCGGATGATTTAGTACGTAGAATTACTCGTAACAAGTTAAATGAAGCATACATAGGTAAGGGTATTGTCATTAATGAAAGTACTCCTGCTGGTGTGGCTGCTACTGTTGCGGCAATTTGGAATTCGCTTGTGAGGGATGGTTTACTTTCTTCATACGGAACAAAGAATGATCCTACCACTGGTGAAGTTGCGATAACTGCGGCACAAGATTCTGCTGAACCTACACGAATTAACGTGACCGGTTCAGTTAAGTTCTTGTATCCATTAAATTACATTAATGTGGAATTTTACATTTACGTGTAAATGGGATAAGGAGATAAACTAATGGCTAGACTTCCACAAACACGGGCAGAGGTATTTTATTCGTACGAGATACAGATTGGTAATATTCCTGTAGGTACGCTTAGAAACTTCACCCCGCGTCAAACCCGAACACACGAACACGTACGTGAGATCGCTACTAATGGTGGCGAGATTACCGAAATCGTTCCAGGTGTTCCTACGTATCAAGTTACTATGAATAAAGTACGCTTGTATGAGGATACCTTACTCGATTTCTTTGGGATTGTTTCTCAGGATATTCAGAAACAAGTCCGTGCGATTAATGTGATCGAAACTGTTTGGAAACCTACGAACGTGCCTAATAATCAGGTGACTGGCCCCGCGACCGCGGATACTGCTGGTACACGTTTGCGTACGCAAACGTATGAAGATTGTTGGGTCGTTGAATGGGGAAAGACTATTTCCTCTGAAGGTCTATTGATTGTTGAAGATATGACTGTTCAAAGCACAAGGGTCATATAACTATTTGTAATATACAAAGAAGAGAAAGGGTTGCGCGACGATGTACTATGTTTAGCCGTAGACGTGTTAGGGAACAGACCGCGCGTTTGCGTAAAAAGTGAAGTAATTAAGAGTGGAGACGGTACATGAATATGTTAGAAGATCTGGGTGTACGTACCCGAGGACTTGTTGAAACTGTTACGCCATTCGAAACCTGGGAAGGTAGCGAGGTCCGTGAGTGGCAAGTAACTATGCAGCTGTTAAATATGCGAGATATGGTAGATATCTCAAAGGTTACTGGCAATGTTTCTTCTTTAGAGCTTGCGTATTTGACAAAAATTCATCTTTTAGCAAAATCTATCAAAGCTATTAATGGTTTTGAGGTAGCTACTGCAGAAGATGTGGAAGAGTATAATAAACGGCATAATCTTGCTGGGAACACGTTGATTACTTCGTATGAGTACAAAGTATTGTTTATTGAACAATTAAGTGAAGTCATAGTTAGTAGATTAACGTACATGTATGATCAATTGTCCAATACGTATGTAGCCAAATTATTGGGGAAGAGTGTTATTCCCGATGAATTAGATGCGACAAAATTCAACGAAAATTCTTCTGATGCGGCCGCTGCTGGTGAAGAAGAAGAGCAGATACTTGATGACTCTCCCGATACGTCAACAACTACGTGATACTTTAATTAATGGGAAATTTCCATCTAAGTTAGTTCATGTAAAGAATATTTCTTTGAAGTTCATTTTTACTGATGAACCTATTGATTCGCGGGATACTATTTCAGATTACGTGGAGTTTCTCTCAACCTTTGTACGATGTCGTACACCTTCAGGACAAGAAGTTTCGTTTACTTCGCTTCCCGGGGTGTATTTCTATGATATACGAAATGCGTATGCGATGTTTCAACAAGATACTTTGCGGATATTGTTAGATGATGTTAAGGAATTTTCTACGAGCAATGAATCGCGAAGTTTATGGATTGCATATACTCATAGTACCCCCGCCCATGTACTTTCCATTGATAAGAAATTGAATTTAATCCAACGTTATTGGATTACTTTTTGCGCCTCGGACGCACAGTCAAGTAAAATGAAATTGATCACAGATGTATTTGAGGCGGCTAAACCGTGGTTAGATAAGGAATTGTACTCGAAGATTAAAGAGAATGAAGAGAATACTCGAGAGAATGCTTTCTTTGATGACGAGGGGTATGATGCATCTTTACGTGCGAAAGCTAAAGAAGTTGCCGCAAAACAGTCCTCTTCTTGTGAAGGAGATATTGTAGTGATTGAGGAGGAGGAATAGCGTTGCAAGAACCTAATTCTCTTGGAAGTAATCCGGCCGGAGGTCGTGAGGATATCATGAAAGGTGCGGCCACCTCTGCTCATGATGTTAAGAAACTTCAGCAATATTTAAAGAGTCTTAAACAATTACAGAAAGGGCTCAAAGCTGAAAGTGATCAATATAAGATCCTCGAAAAAGATGCGAAGAAGTTAGAAGGGACTATAAAGCGTCTTGTACGTTCGAAGACCGGTCTTACTAAAGCTGCTGAAGCATTAACGACCAAATTAGGTGCTAGTGGTGTAGGCGGGGGAATTACTCAATTTAGTGCCGCTGCTGTAGATGCGTCTACTTCTGTGAATCAGTTAGATGGTTCTATGAATGTGTTTGGCAAATCTATGAAGGTTTCCGCTACAACGTTTGCCGGTTGGGTATCTGCTGTACAGTTGGCAATTGCCGTAGTAGTTAAACTTGCTGAGGTAGTTGATCAGGCCCAGGTTAAACAAGCTAATTTGCAACGTTCTTTTGGGGCAAGTAATGTATCAATTAGAGAATCTTTCAATTCATTGGCTGCTGGTTGGAAAACCGCAGGTGCTGCCGGTGCGGAAGCGGCACCCAAGTTAAATGAGGCTATTCGCGCAGCGCGCGGCCAAGGCGGCGGCGACTTAATGAAAGAAATGGGCGGCGCAACGGGTTCAACCTTTAAGCAGTTGGTAAAATATGATGTAGCTTTTCCGGTTGATATTGCTGATAAAATTAAGGAGCTTGCTGAAACCTTCAATATTCGGTCTGCGGGAGGGATAAATGATCAAGTTGAAAGTTTATTAGCGACTATAAAACAGAGCGGTTTGCCGATGGAACGATATGGTAATATGATTTTCGAGTTAGCGAAAACATTTGCCACTGTTGGAGTCACTGCAATATCTACTGCAGATGCATTTAGTGTATTTGAAAATGCAGTAAATAAGGGTTTTATGACTATGGAGTTGCAGTCGAAAATGGTTAATCTTGCGATGGGTCAGCAACTCACTGCAGGAGGTTTTCAAGGAAGAGTATTGACTGCTGCGTTTGCCCAGGAAATGAGTGCTGAAATGGATCCGACGACTATAGAGAAGTTAGATGAGATAACCGGCGCTAAGTATGGAGCAGGAAAAAAATTCGCGGATATTAGTGCTTATGAAGCTTCAAATGTTTTGTCTGATAGAGATCAAGTTTCGGAAGGTTTGTATGTTAAAGCGATGGAAGGTTCTTACAAAAAACTCTTAAACGTCGAAAAGGCGTCAGGATTTGGGGCGGCTGAGCAGACTGCTCAAGCTATTGGAATACCTTCTTGGCGGGAATTTAAGAAAGCGGGGCCCGCGCTGGCGTCCGGTGAGATGTCTTTTGAAGATTTGCAAAATATTTTAATGACTGCAGATGAGCGAATGTTCGCCGCGGCAGAGATAATGGGGGAAGCTGCAAGTGATCAGAAAGATATTGCAAAATTTGCTAACGAGCAGGCTGATCTTAATCAACAGTGGTATAGTGATTTTGCAGCATTTTGGACTACTGCACTTGGGTTCATTTCCGAAACTCTCGGAGGAGGCAAAAAGACATTCGAATTTATACAAGATGTCGCGTCTATGGGAATGGCGCCTCTTGCCCGGACAGATGCAATGGTAGATATTATGAGCCGTGCGCATGGCTCGGGTAAATATTCTCAAGAGTCGATAGCTAGCGAGAATTTATTTAAAGAAAAGCACGGCGGTATAAGTACTGATGCATTATATAAGTATTTTACCGAAAATCCTAATTTAGAACGTCCGATGTATGTGGATAAATCTATTGATTTAGAAGAAGCAAAAGGTAAGTTACAAATTGACATCCGGTATGAGCCCGATGGTCCGTCACCCGAAACAGCTGCAGGTACTTTAGGGACAGGTATGATGGAACAGCAATAATTATGGTAAGTAAAAAAGAAAAACTCAAATTCTATCGGCTTCCGGCCCCGCCTTCATATAGTACTGATACTCCGGCGATCAGTGTTAGAGGTTATAAGAATACGTATGATGAGTATTCTCAATATCTGGATAGATATCAAGGGACGGTCAATCTTCCTGATGGTACTGCTGCATGGCGGGGACCCTCACCACAAAAATTTTTTGATGTTGGAACATATCAAGGATTATCTCAGATAGAATTTGTAGTTGATGGTCAGTTTGTTCCATATAATAGAGTTATCCATGATTTGGATTCGCTTTCGTCCAAGATCTACATTTTGGAAACTTCAAGTACAGGTATTTTTGGTATTCCGTATGACGATTATCCGTCAACTACTGATGTAGGTAGAAAGCCATATATTGATGTATCTATTGTAAAGAAAGCCTCTTTAAAATCAATTACATTTCATGTTAATCCTACGACTATTCGAATACGTAAGAAGAAATTCTTTCAGAAATTACGTACTCGCGCAGGATGGGCCTTCCAGCACTGGGGTCCCGATATCGGTGAAATTAATTTAGAAGGTACTACTGGAAATATTACACCAGATCCAAAGATTCAAGTGGGTAAGATTTTTGGTATACCTTTTCTTCCGCAAGTAGTAGAAGAAGCGCCTACAATGTTGAATTCTCCGGCATTGCGAGCATTTCGCATATTAGAACAGTGGTATGATGATGATCAAAATGATCAATCTCAAAGTACTAGCGTAGGGCAATTAATTGCTCTTGAATTTCGTGATAGAACATATGTAGGACACTTTGCAGAGTTCAATTTTGAAGAAAAGGGTACACATCCATTTCAACTTTTCTATCAACTAAAATTTTTGATCCACTACGATGCAGGTTCATTGACCTCGGCTACTACGCGCGCTTCGAATCAAATTATTCGTAATGATGAAACCCTTAAGAAGATTTTGGAACTGCGGAATGCATCCGCAGAAAGTAATTTAGGTGAGTAAAGCAACACAACATATTGACGACTACGTAGTAGACAATTTCTATCCGGAAGCACTACTTGTATTTGTGTCCATAGATGAGAATGGTGATCCTATCCGTAGTTTATCCAGTGCATTTACAACGATACCAGATATCAGTGATATTACCGATATACAACTTGCTCTCGGTAGTACTGGACATCTTGGGAAGTTTAATGTTCGGATAAATAATCAAAATAACAAATATTTTGTTGCCGATAATATTGAAGCTGAGATCAATAATTTGAAAGATGGATCTGCTGGCGTATTTACTAGCGCAGTCGATGCTGAACGGGTTGTTATTGCAGAGGAGGGTTCTGTAACGACTTGGGAAAGTGTGCAAGATTTTCTTAATAACAAAGTATTTCAACGGATTTATCCTTATCCGCCTGAGGGGGACAGTTCTCAGACAAGTATTTTGTATCAAGATGGGGATGACTATAAATACAAGATTATTTCGAATGATCCTAAGACTGATGGTGCCCATACTGAGGTTAAAACTGGCGAAACTTCCGATAATGAGCGGATTAATGATGACGTTACTCTTACATCCATTGAAGTAGAGAAATTATTAGAGAGTGCTACGCTTCAATCCGCATTTTATGAAGAACACGGCGGCCAATTAGAGAATGGTAGATGTGTTTTTGTACCTATGCAATTGATGGTATGTCTGTTAACGCGTAGATTCAAATCTGTTAACGATGATGGAGATATGATCGTTGCATTTACGGGCTTTGTAGATAGTGTTAGTGATGAGTACGATGGTAAGGCTAATATGTTACGTATTCAAGGTACTGACGTTTCTAAGTTGATGCATATTACGCAAGCAAACATGAATCCGTCCCTTTTTGAAAATGCTCTTCCTGCTGGCGGACAGTTTAAAATATGGCAAAATCGTTTTTCAGGTCAACAGGGCTGGGAAATTATTAAGACCCTCATATTGGGCGGAGAAGATACTGAAGAACAAGCTATTCATGGTGCAGGTCATTTTGTATATAATGCGAAATATTCTGCGGACAGTAGTACCACAGGGAAAACCGTTTCCAAACAAGCAGTAATTAACGGTTTACAGTTTCAGGCAAAGGAATGGTCAGAAGATGTAGCGAATGATAAGTTAGATCAATTATTCTTTTCACCCGGTAGAGCACATATACAAATTCTTCCATTTGAAGTTGCCCCTAAAGGTCTTCGAGACTTATCTGTCTATAAAAAGATTTTTGGCGCGTCTTTTCAAAATTGGCAAAATGAATATCGGAGTCATTTAGAGATCGCGAATGAAGTTGCACAGTTATCTAACTATGAATTCTATGCGGATCAATTTGGTGATCTTTGGTATCATCAACCGAGATATCATAATTATCATATTTTAACTAATGCGGATCCTGCGACGTACGTTATTCGTGAAGAGGATATTATAACTCATCAATTTACAGAAAGTGATAAGGATGTAGTAACTTCACTTTATGTAGCAGGGCAACCTAATTATTCCGAGGTTGTTGCACAGATTATGAAGATGACTGGTTTCTATGAAGACAGTAGTTTATTACGTAAATATGGTAGACGTATGCTGAGTATAAGTCATCCATATATTACGAATACTCGAGATTGTTTTTACTTTGCGAAGTCGTGGATGTTAAGGGTAAACTCGGGAAGATTTGTAGGATCAATGACTATATTAGGGCGGCCCGAATTGCGGGTACATATGCCCGTATATATTCCCCATAGAAATATGATATACTATATTACGGGGATTTCACATAAATTTACGTATGGTCAATCATTTACTACTACGTTGCAGTTGAAGTATGGTAGAAAACCCTGGGAAATCTTACCAGAAATTTTAGATTATGGTATTCCGAATAAAATGTCCTCAGAGGCGTCCATTAGTGGATCGGCAAGTGATAAGGTTACTTCGGCACAATTGGATACTACCTTAAGTCTGGGTGAGAATGTACCTATTACACCTGATCCCGGAGTTCGTCCATTCGGTATGACTTCTATTTGGGAAGAGAAAAGCTAATGCGATCATTTCATTCACCGGACTTTACTTCTCCGCTTACTCAAAAACCTCATCCAGGTACGTATTTACGTCCCGCGGTAGTAATGGCTACTAATGCTGCTAAGGGTACCGTAAATATTGAGTGGCTTGATCATCCTGGAGTACGTCAAGATGTTTTATTATGTCCTCCAGGACAGGGAATTTTTGAATTACCTACAATAGGTAGTGCTGTATTAGTAGGATTTGGTATAGGGTTTGATGCATATATTTTAGCATATATTCCTGTAGGTTACCGTGATTTAGTAGGTACTCCTCGTGGACTTGATGATCAAGTTGCACCATCAATTTTGAAATTAAGCGTTGGCGAAAAGATGTTCTTTTCTTATTTGGAGAAGTCGGAGGAAAATCAAGGTAATCAGTATGCGCAACCTTCTCCCACTGGTACATATATGCATATGTCCAATGTAGGTGATGTCCTTATAAAGACTGCAGAAGGCGACTATTGGCGATTAGATCGACGTAGTAATATTATTCAACAGAATTCTATGAATTATCGTGCGATCACGGAAGCTGGAATTCTTGATTTTGGATTAGTTAAACGTTCAACTAAATCTGCCGCGTCTGCTGATAAGCAAACTGAGGACATTATTTCAACGGAAGGTTCGCCATTAGGCGTAGGAGTGGCTGGCGCAAAAGATGAAGATGCGCTAACAGAGTTCCGTTTACGTATTTTAGAGAAGGCTGATGCTAATTCACTTACGGAACCTGAAGTAGCCGATCCTCTTGTTGAACTTACATTAGGTACGCGAGTTACTGATGATGGCATAGTTACTAAAACTGATAATACATATGCCAAAACATCTGATGATAAGCCAAAAGAAATTATGATTCAGCTTAAAACTAAGGCAGATCAAGGTTTTGAATTTGTGGTTGATAAAGAGGGTAATCTCACGGTTAAGGTAAATGGGAATGTTAAGGTGAATGTCGAAGGAGATTCCAATATTCGTGTAAATGGTGATGCAGATATCCACGTTATTGATGATGTTCGCGTTAATGCTACGAATATGACGTTTACGGCAGAGGATATCAAGGTTGCAGGTAATGCAAAAGAACAACCTGTAGTATTGGAGCAGTTTCTTAAGACGTTTTATAATACTCATACACATATTGGGAATATGGGTGCACCTACAGGCCCACCTATTGTGCCCTCGCCTTTGACTCCCGGAAGAGATATTTCAAAGATAACTAAGGCGGGCTAATGAAAATTAAATCTAAAAAATACTTTGTTTATATGTATTTGGATCAGAATAATGTCCCTTTTTATGTAGGAAAAGGGAAAGATAGTAGATATAAAGTAAGTGGGCATTTAAGTAAAAGTACTACTAACTCTTTCCTCAAAAACAAGATCAATAAAGTAGGTAGTGATAATGTCAAGATACATTTTCTCCATACTAATCTTACTGAAAAAGGGGCTTTTAGATGGGAACGTTATTGGATTAAGTACATCGGTAGAAGAGACTTGAAAGAAGGAAGTCTCTGTAACCTAACAGATGGCGGAGAAGGCCCATCACCTTCTAAAGAAACTAAACGTAAAATTAGCAGTGCACTTAAAGGTAGAAAATCCTCCTCGGAAACGCGCCAAAAAATTAGCAATTCCTTAAAAGGGCAGAAATCCTCTATGCAGACGTGTCAGAAAATATCCGCTGCATTTAAAGGTAGAAAATTTTCTGATGAGCATAAGCAAAAATTGTGCGAAGCCCACCAGAATCGTGAAGTTTCTGTTGAAACTCGTGATAAAATTAGTAGCGCGATGAGAGGTGAGAAGAATCATATGTATGGTAAGAAAAGATTAGAAGAGACTAAAAGGAAGATTAGTCAAGCTAATAAAGGTAAAGTACGATCCATGGCCCAAAGGAAGAAAATAAGTAAAGGAATGAAACAGGGGAGAGATTCAAAATGCCGTTGACGGGAACAGGTATGAAGAGTGCAATCCTTACCGCGTTTGCTTTAGATAGTGTTGATGGTATGGACGATACCACTAAAGCTTTGATTGAAGAGCGCGTAGATCTTTTAGCAAGCGCAATTGTGACCTATATAAAGAATAATGCACTTGTAAATACGACAGTTGTTACCACGGGGTCAGCTGCCGCGCAAACAGGTACAGGAGTAGGAACGGTTTCGTAATGGCTGATATTACTGTTCCACAAATACGTAAGATATCCGATGAGATCGGAATATCTGCTTGCTTCATTAAAGCACTGGTGGGGTTATCCAGTCCTGCACGGCAGGCATTACGTATGCAGTTGAATAGATCGAAGAGGGCATTACAGGCGCAGTTGGCTACTTATGCGTTTAAGTCTAAGATTGCTGCTCGTAAGTCAGTAGAGATTAATAAGGCATTTGATGTCGCAGGATCTATTCTTAGTCAGCAAAAACGTGTGTTAAGTCTTTTGAATATTGGACCAGAATTTGATGACTGTACAGAGGTATCGAAATTGATCACTACGTTGTTGTCATTAGCAGGAGTGAAAGGTATTTCGTTAGGTGGATATCGTGATGCGGAGAATATATTGAATGGCCTAAATTTTGAAGCACAACAAATGATAAAGTCTCAGGATTTCGCGAATAACGCAGCGACGACCGTGAACGCTCAGATTGATTCAGTTGATAAGCACATAAAGGTACTTGATGCCGTAGACGCACTTGGATGAAGAAGTAGATAAAACGATTTACGAATAATTGGAGAATACAATTTTCAATATAAGCTTTTGTGTAGTTGATGATACCCCATTACTGCACATCGTTTATTAGGTAACACTTATGGCTGATACGATTACAGTTACTTCGGATGCACACATCACTCATGATGTTACATCAGATGCCCGCATTATTTCGCAGGCACAGATTGAGAGTGAATATGCGGTGCCGCGGAGAATTCAACCTACTATGAGGAATACTGATACTACTCCTCAGACCGGTGGACAAGATGATGGAGGCTTTAGAATATTCTAAGGGAATGTTATGGCGACTGATACAATTACAGTTAGTTCTGATGCAGTAATCATTGATCCTACGATATTTACATACGCGGACGTTACGGATGCTACGGGGAATGTTGTATCTAATTTTACGGCGTTTGACGCGAAATTAAAGCACACATGTAATCATACCCTTTCTACAGGGAAGTACACTTTAGGAAAGTGTCCCAGATGTTTAGGTATCGGGTATTATTATGATATATGCTTCAATGAAGCAGGTAAGATTTTAGAGGTAAGTACCGTAGATAAGCTTACTCAGACATTGGAAAAATTTGTGATTACCGAGAGTAATGACTTTCATCCAGAAGTGGCTATCAACGTTCCTCAGTATTTGGGCGAATCTCCTATCTCAGAAATTAAGGGTGTCATTAAATTTGAACTCTCTAAAAGTTTGATGGAATTGATGAACGCGCAGAGGGGTGTACCTAATTTAGCGGGGGACGCACAGATTTCCAGTATTGATAGTATTGAGATTTATGAGGATCCTGCTGATCCAGAGAGTTTAGATTATGCGGTAACTATAACAACGATAGCTGGAAGCATTAAAGAGCTTACGGGGACCGTTATATTAAGTGGGTAATGTAATAGTGGTTACAGAACTAAATTAAATTGTAACCAGTAGCATTTGAGGGATACACTATGGCAGTAATTAAGAGCTTTTTGACCATTGTAAATGCAATGCGTAGGTTTTTGCACGCTGAACGACCTAACGTGGATACTAGTCCAGGTACGTTTACGCGTGACGTAGTCATAGATGCCCCTTCGAAAGAACTCGAAAGTTTATATCTGGACTTAAATCGTACGGCGAATGCCCAGTCTCCTGATTTGGCAGGTACTTCTGATGTCGAACAATTAGGACGGAATTTTCAATTACGCCGTAGAGGTCCCCTTAAAACTACTGGTATTGCTTCGTTTTATTCATTTGAGACACCTGCGGAAACTATTACAATTCCCCGAGGTACGACGGTTGCAAGTAAAGCCGCACCTGATGGTACATCACAACAATATGTAACTTCGCAGGTAGTTACTTTAGGTCCAACGAATTTCAATAGTGAGACAGGTAGATATGAAGCGAATGCATCAGTTAGAGCCGTAGTAGCTGGCATAGATGGGAATGTAACTGCTGGCGCGATTGCTGCCGTTTTAGATCCTGTAGCAGGTGTTGCGGGTGTGTATAATTTTAACGCCTTTACGAATGGCGCAGATTTTGAAAATTTAACGAGTTTCCGTGCGCGATTAAAATCTGTAATTACTGGAAATAATGTAGGTACTACTGATGGGTATTATCAAACCATTACTAGAATTACTGATGTACTCGATGCACGAATTGCGTCTGCAGGACAAGGTGTTGAAGAATTACGTCGTACAGATGTAGGCGCAGTTGATATTTATGTAAGAGGTCTTATCTCAGCTGAAGCGCCTTCCGAGATATATACTGTATCTGTGAGTGCTCCGTTTGAATTTGTAGTATCTAAGCAACCTATTGATTTGTTGGCTTCGGATAGTTTTTCACTCATAGGTAGTACCACTGGAACATTAATAGCTGATACTCATTATACTATTACTCGAGATGTGGGCAAGTTTGCGGGATCTACGAGAGGGTCAGATAAGTTCGTATTCACTGGATTAACTGCAGGTGAAGAAGTTACTATTGTTTATTCATACAACTCACTGATTGAGTCATTGCAAGTATATATGGAAGATGATTCTCGTAAGGTTTTAGGCGCTGACTTATTGGTTAAGAGTGCAATACCTCGACAAGTTGATGTTGCATGTACAATTAGAACATTACCTGGATACACTGCTACGGGCGTATCTACTTCAGTAAATACTACGTTGACTGCATTCCTTAATAGTTACACGATTGGGGAAGAAGTGCAACAATCTGATGTACTTGCCGTAATTGCGAACACTACCGGAGTCGATGACGTAACTGTTCCGTTAACTACGTTTGCAGAAAGTTCTGTAACAGGTACTCTTGTACAGGATTCTTCGGGTAACCTCATTATTCCTGCGGATTCCTATGCAGTTGCAGGAACATTTACAATAACTGTTAGGACTTAAAGATTATGGCGATTTCGTACAATCAATATCTAGAGAGTTTATTACAGTCAATAACGTCATACTATACGACATCTTATTCGACTGAAACCGAGTTACGCAATGTCTTACGGATGTATGGTATTGAGTTTGCTTCTGGCTCTACTGCGATTGAAACAGTACGTAATAATCTCTTCATTGCAACATGTGAAAGTTCTGCGTTATACAATAATTTTGGTACGTATTTCGATCAAGGTAAATATGCGGATCAGACATATGTAGAGGATCGGTATATATCGGGAAGTGGCGCATATAAGCTTACTACTCCTGCATTGAAGGTAACTCAAAATGTTGTAACTGAAGATGACTGGGCGACATATTCTGCACCTATGTCAGGTACTTGGGCATTTGACCGAGATATTGGACATACTGTAGTATTTGATGATAAATTTATAAGTAGTTGTAAGCTCCTTACGAATGTTGGTGCAACTACGACTAACCAAACATATTATCGTGCTTGTATTTATGATCCTATTGATGATATATGGACTCCCTTTTTAGCTTATAGTAACAATACGTTGAAGACGAGTAACGATATTCCCGCAGAAGAACTTACGGTATATAGACCATATCTTGGTAGAGGGGTCTATGCAGATCAAGAGTATTTATATTGGATAGAATTCTCCCAACGTTCAGTCAAGTATTATCCTAATCCTTTTAACGGGGGGGGCGCTTATCTTGGTGAGTTTGAGGTTATAATAGGTAAGGCGTCCGCGGATAATTTTAACATTTTTTCTGGATATTCTGATATAACTTATTCAGATATCCTTTTTTATCCAGCTCCAGCAGAAAATGTTCCAGGAATACCGCCTACGGGTGTTGGTGAACTTTCAGAGTATACAGTACCTCTTAATTCTGTAATATTTCATGATGCCATCTACTTCGGTATGTGTTTAATTGCGAATAATGATGGTGCTATTACTCTCCCTGATAGGGATCAACGATATCCGTATCTTATCAAATGTAATGCTGACACACTTGCATGTGAAGAAGTAGGCTTTGCGCAACACATACAAGATACTGTGGGAACACTTGATTATCAATTTCAAGCACTTGCGGTATATGATAATAAGATATGGGCGGATATAATTCAAGACGTAACGTATCAAGAATGGACAGAGACTACAAATGCTGCATCTGGAGGTACGGCTACATCTATATATGATTTCACTACTTCTGGCAGTATAATATTTGCAGCCACGGGTGCATCTGGATTATTGTTACGTTCTGCGAACGATGGAGATTCATGGGCTACGTGGGGCGATCTGACAAATGAGCAAGGAAGTCCTGGTCTATTATGCTGTAAAGAATCGGGAAGTTTCTTATATGTAGGTACTGATCAAAACGCTATTGCGCGAGGTACGTCACCCCATTTTACAGGTGATTGGACATCCGGTTCAGTAGTTCCTTCAAATGTCAACGATTTAGAGACATTCGGTGGGCACTTATACGCAGCTTGCGATCCAAGTGGTTCAGTATATAGAACATCCAATGGTGTAGATTGGACACACGTTACTTATGGACCTGCCACAGTTCAAGATAAGGGCGGATTCGCTCTCAAAGAATTTGATGGGTATCTATATGCTGCAGGTGATAGTAATGATAACATTATTAGGTCTTCTGATGGGATTACGTGGGAATCTGCCCCGAGTGGATTAGGTACCGCAGGATTAGTTGTAGGTTATAAGTTAGAGTCGCACAATGGATATTTGTATGCGACTAATTCAAATAATCAATTAGTACGTTCTAGCGATGGTGCTCGTTGGGATATCCGATATGTTCGTGGATTCCTTGATGATATTAATACTATTTTGTCGTACAACGGTACGTTATATTTAGGATTAGCTAATGGTGAATTGTGGAGTTCAAATGATGATGGTGGGACCTTTGGACTTTATCAGATACCGGGTGCAGGTGAAGTTTTATCTTTAAGTACTCAATGTGCTTATGCGTTCTGTGGTAATACTGATCCTGCAAATGGTAAAATTTATAAGTGGGGCGGTGCACCTACACATTATATGATTACTTATGATGGTACTAATTTTTCGACTTCGTCTGCTACATCACCGGCTAATACTGGTGATACTATTGTCAGTATGCTCTCTTATGATGATTTGTTATACGCCACAATTATTAATGATACTGAGGGTTATATAGTCCGTAAATACGATGGTACATCGTGGAGTACTTATCCTGCGTTTGCTACTACGATTAATGCTATGCATATACACGGAACATTTTTAGTAGTGTCATTAGATAATGGTGAAATATATTATCTGAATACTACTACAGATAAGTGGGTTGAATATTTAAAAATTCCAGATTTACCTTTTACAACTACTGGGGTTCAGGCATTTGCAAGTTATGCGCAGTCTCCTTTAGACCTGTATTCATTTGTTGAACGTGCATGGTATTCTTCAGATTTCATTGAAGATAATACTATTCACTATGCGATAACTGGTGCAGGAGTATCTGGATCGTCATTGCAACGCGCATCAATTCCCGGATATCGGAAACAACTTGACTTTATGTTAGATGCCGCGGTTCATGGTGGTACGCACCAGGCGATTAATCGGATGGCTAATGCATTTACATTAGTTAATCCAGATATACGAAATTCGTATATAACTCCGCAGTGGAAGCTGAAATCTACTACGGGTCCGATTGAATCAATTAACCCGGGTGTTTGGAGATTTACAGATTCCCCCTCATGGCGAGATAATTTGTGGCAAGGATCTCATGCAACGTTCACAAGTGGCAGTACTGTTGCGAATACGATTGCAGTAGGATATGTGATATTAGTGAATGACAATAATACAGTTGACGTCGGACCTATTTACGATCCGCGACTACTTATGGACTTGACGAGGATAAGTTAATGGCTAAAGGTGATCTTGCAGTAATAGATACTCAAATCTACGAAACCGACGAGGGTAATGGATATTACGCAAGTGTAGTTCCAGGTATCGGTGACATCTATTTAGCTTTTAGTACCGGTGATGGAACAGATGGGTATGTGTATAGCGTCACTATAGATAGCGCGGGTAATATTAGTGCGCCTATAAGTTCATTGGAATGGCATCCTAATATTTCAACTACAATTTATATATCTGCAGCCCAAGTATCAGAGGGTGTTGTAATAGCAGTATGTCAGTGGCGATATACAGATATATATGCATTAAGAGATGGTGTAGCCGCTACAATTTCTGTAGACGAGGCCGGGAATTTAGCATTAACTCATACAAATGTTTTTGCACCTCATACAGGCTTGATCGATCAAGGCGGGTTTTATACTCCAGATATACTTAAAGTGTCGAGCGGCGTTTTTGCAGTAGTTGCCAGGTGGACTGAAGGGGATGATGGGTGGCTATGGACTTTGGGCGTTGACGGAGCTGGCACCATATCAGTAATTGATTCTGTAGCATATACTGTATCCAGTGCTGTAAACTATCCTCAAATCATACATTTTGTCGATGATATATATGTAATTACTCATGGTAGTAGTACATCAGCGACAATTATCACTGTAGAAATAGCCTCTGACGGTACTATAACATCAGAGGGGGCAATAGATATCGAAAATGTGGACAGTTCAGATATAGGGGGCATTGCTTTTCCCAGAATTACAAAAATCTCGGATACAGTAGTCGCTATCGCCTGTACCGTCGGCGCTCGCGGGGGAATAATTACTCATAGTATAGATGCTGCTGGTATTATTAACGGATATCGCATAGACTATTACACTTTCACAGCTGATGATGACCCTGATAATGCTGGCCGTGTAAATATATTTAACAGTGGCGTGACTGATGCGGATGTTTTTGTAGTAGTATATCATGTTCTAACCGATCCATATCCAATGTATGGAATGTCTTTATCTATTAGTTCTGATGGAGTAATTACAAAACCGTATTTGAATCGCATAGCATTAGACTCTAATGCTACGCAATTCCGGCACCAAAAACCTATATCAGTCGTTGCATACGCGGGTAATGCTCGCGGTATAAGTGTACTTTCATATATAAAGTCGAATACATGTAAGCTACTTACCTATTCTGTTGATACGGATATTCCGGTTCTTTGGGTCTGTGGTGGCGCGGGCATAAATAATTTCACTGCGCAAATGTTAGGCGATGCTACAGGTACACTACTTCAATGGGATGTAGGTAGAGCTTGTCCAACATGTTCAGATAGTACTGCGGGTGATTGTAAGATTACGATTCAGTATTCAACTGATGGGACGCCCCATCAAACACCAAACACGCCTCCGTATGTTGTAAGAGATTTAGTACAACCTCAATGTATTCAACGTGCATTATGGCATCCTAATACTTCTCATGTGAACTATTATTATAGTGCGTGGATTTATTATGAAGTAACTAACCAATGGCTTGGTCCGTTTAATCCTGCAATTACTCCGACACTTCCTGCGGTGTTGGGTTCGATTGAACCTTTTGCAAGTGGTAGTTTATCGTTTACTAAGTTAGGCACGAATACGAAGTTGTCCACACGTCAGGATATTATTGCAGACATTATTGTTTGGTTACCTGAAAGTCAAAGTGAACGGGAACCCTCGATTGAAGCCGCAATGCAAGCGGTTGCTCCGGCACATACGAAATTAAATGTAATGTATGAACAATATTATATTGCACAAACTACTACAGAGCAGTTTAGTATTGCAGATTATGATGCGACAGTACATACAATAAGAAATGGGATGATAGTTAACAGGAAAGCTACTATCGACTCGAGTTATGATGGACTAGCGACCATTTTAGGAGATTAATAAATGGCTATTACAATCACAGTAAAGGGGGGCAATGACGCGGTCACTGTTTCCGATACTGCACGTATAGGCTTCTTTGGTACGAATTTTGGCGATTCTATTGTGTTGAATAATTACCAAAGTAGTACATTTGTAACCAATATTGACGGTACATTGAATTCGGGTGAGTTGCCCAATATCAAATATATATCAAATTCTCTCGGAATGGGTGATATAGGTAGTGGCTCGGCTGTAATCACTTCATTTACTCCAACGCAGTGCACTTTACATATTAGCTTTACGTCAGGATCCGCTTCGCGAGTTCAGGCGGTTAAGCTCCTTGCGTATAGTGGTTCGATTTCATCAGATGTATCCGGTAGTTTAGTAGCAACGGGTATGAGTAACGCAACTGTAATGGGTTTCGAAAGAGGGGATATTAACTGGACAGTTATGAGTGGGAGTACTTCACCACTTATGTTATCTCCATATTCTGGAGCAGCCGGACAAATGACTCACGATTATTACGTAGGTCTTTCGGCGCAGCCACAGAAGCAAGGTATCAATACGAATGTTTCGTTGGCATTATACGGTGAATGGTATTAGGATAATTTATGGCTAATTACAATATAGCACCCACATACGGTACAGTTGTTTACGCTGACGCAACCGTTGGAACGGCCGCAAATCTCATAGATGGTTTACCTATAAATCAAGCAGCGGTAGCGTTAGGCGAAGACTATTATACTGAATATAGAACTGATGGTCTTCCTGCGTACGTTATTATAGATCTCGGTGCGTCGCGTGAAATAACGGGATGTGCTCTTTGGGGATCAGCCAGACTTAATGGGTGGTGCGTAAAAGATTACCGGATTGCACTCAGTAATACCGTATCTGGGTCATTTGCTAATGTTGTAGTTGATAGTCAAATTCGGTTTGAAACGTACTATTTTCATGGCCGATTAATTGTTGAACGTGATTATCAACCAATCACGCCTCAGTCTGCTCGATATGTTAAGCTGTTTCTTGATTCTAATCATGGTAGAGCTGGTGCTGTCGCGACTATGGAATTGGAAATTCTTGGTCCAGCCGTTCAGCAAGATACTAAATCCGTTTACTCTGATGCCGAAGTTTATGAACCAAGTGGGTCTACTACGGTATTATCTGATGCGTATATTATTCCGCCGATCGTTTATACGGGAATTGCTTCAGTACTTTCTAATGCGGAGGTTACTGATAAACGTCGAGATGTATTGTCGGACGCGTATGTTGCAGATGCCGTATATTCTGACGCGACTATTTTAGGAAATGAGGAAATTACTGTAACTTCTGATGCTATGGTCTATCGTAGTATTACGCAGAGTTATAAAACGTTCCTCATGGGACGAGGTTCTTCCGTAGGTTTTCCTGAAGCGCGAGATCTATTAGTGTATTGCACTAATTTTTCTTCTTCTGATGGTACGATTGTTCCTGATACAGTAACGAGTTCTACTACTCCGGGCAGTGTCCTCGATATGACTGAAGTTACTCCGCCGCTCGGTTATGATAACTATGCGTGGAAGTATGACTGGGTTGTACGTACGTATAACGCTGCACAGTATAAGTTTGAAATACGGACAGGTGAAACTATTCCTGATCTGACTGCAAATACGTTCTCGCCTATAACTTTAGGACAGGTTATTCCGATCGGATCTGTGCCAAGATATTATCAATGGCGCTGCCATGTATGGGCTAGTGGTTCTGGAGATTTTGAATTGCATCAATTCTCGATCAAGGGGTATGTTGATCACCATGAGAGTTTATTGTACTCCTCACTTAATCCTGGACAATTTACTACAGTCTCTAACGTTGAGACGGGTATAGATAAGCCTTATGAACCAATGGATATGACTGATATTTGGGGCGGTTCATATGTACCAGGTGACGCAGATGGTGACGGTATTATTGAGTATCCCGACCTTACATATATGGTTGCATATATGTTCGCCGACGGTCCTGCACCTGATCCGGTACGTCGAATAGAACTAAATGATGATGGGTCTACTGACATAGCCGACCTATTATATTTTATAGCGTACTTTGTAAGTAATGGTCCGCCGCCTTATAGATGGGATGAAGGTGGTCTTGAATAGGAAACGATGTTCTAATAATATAGAGGCAAATTATGGCAAATACACTTGACGGTTACGGCGCACAGTTTTTCGATGATCAACATGTGACCGCCAAAGACCTTAATATGATAAGTTACTCTCGGACGAAAGCTTTCCGAGATTATCTGCAATCGTTTATGAAAACTCCTGGTGTAGTCGCTTCCGATCTCACTGCAGATACTTCTCTTAAGGTAGTCACTGCCGATGGTACCTCTTTCGAAGTAAGTCCCGGAACTTGCGTTACATCGGATGGACAGATAATTATTATTCCGGCAGCCACTACTATCAGTGGTAGTTTAGGTGCTGACCCCTTATATCGGCCAGTATTACCGAGTAGGGTAAATTTACCTACAGGAATCACTTCAGCTGGGACATATTATGTTAATTTGGTACATACTCCATTGTATGGTACTCCTCAGTATGATGATGCGGGAAATCCTTTCTATTCGCGAGTATATGATAGTTATACAATATCTGTCGATGCGATTAGAACTTCAGTAGGCCTTACTTTGGCTTCGATGACCATTAATGTTAGTGGAAGTATTTTACAAGATTCTACAGGTACTGGATATTATAGTGTAAGTAATAGTACATGGTATTCTGTTTTTGATGATCGTCCAGCGTTTACTGTAGAAGATGGTCGGGTAGGTACTATTGAAGATCTTACGGATCAACATGAAATAGATTTAACTGAGCAGTTAGAAAAGCAAATTGGATTTTTATATCCGCAAGATGCCCACGTATTTGCTGGACGTATTGAACGTAATTGTACTATCGATTCATTCCAGATAATGTGTCAGGGATCCAGTGGGGGAGTTACTGTACATCTGTATTCTGGTTCGTCTGCCGAAATTTCTCAGCAGAAGTTAATTTCTAATGTGTCTACTACTCCACCCACTGCGACATTTGATGGTTGGACATCACAAACATTGTCTTTAGTATATTATGCGGGGCATACATTAAGGGTACTTATTGCTTCCGCAGGTGCATCCATTACGTCATGCACTGCAAGTATTATATACCGTCGTCGTCGCTAAAGGGGTACGCTAAATGAGTTGGTTAAATATCACTCGTAATGTTGAAGATTATAACGAAGAATGCATAGGTTGGTTAGCGGCTAATAATAATCTTTGGGCAATCACCGCATCCGGTTCAGCTGCACCTTCGGGATCTACCGTTCCTGACGCAGCCTCTGTGCGTTTACGGAAGAAACTTCCTGCTGATGGTTCATCGCAGGGGTGGAATGCCTCGTATACTGGATTGCCTGTCGCTACATCGTACAATATTACGGGATTCGCCGCAGATACTGAATATGATCGGTTATATATTGCCAACAATGCTACCGGAGAAGTCTTCTATAATATCACGGGAGACCCTCAGGATGATTGGGATAAGATCTTAAGTAAAGCTTATGGTACATTTCAAGGTGTTGAAGGTAATATTAGGGATCTGAAATATTATAATAAGAAGGTGTTTTTAGCACATAAAGGTGGGGTTTCTGCAATGGACCCACTTACGCGTACGTGGACTTTGGTAGGAGATTTTGCCACAGGTTTTGACGGGATTGGACAGTGTAACAATTTCTATGTATTGAACAATGAATTATATGTCTCAGTTTCTTTTGGTGATTTAGGCGCGGTCTTTAAGTATAACACTGATACCCTTTCATTGAAGTGGGATAAGTTTGCTGAACTTTCAGCAACTGCGACTGAGCCGGAATATATTGCTGCTCGAGATAACATTTTATTTTGTACGAATGCCGATGAAGGACAGAATATATTCAATGGTGAAGGAATTGATGTTACTTTAACCGGACAACCCCGCTTTACTCGTAGTAAGCACTTAAAGGGTGTACCTTCAAGTATGCTTACGCACAGTGTAGATAACTTCATATATGTTACGTGTTGGAATGCTAATTACTCTTCAACGTCTGATGCGCATACTGATAATTTGGTAACGAGCGTACGTCAGCTTGTACCTTATTCTGCGGAACCTGGTGAGACATTTATCAATACTGCCACGGGTGCTGCAGAGAATGATTATACTACGCATACGATACTTGATGGTGGCGATAGATTCAGTAACAATACACCAGAAAATCCTTTATTAGCTATCAAGTTTTCTATACAAACGAATGCGCTTGAATTTCTTCCGGGTGAAATTTATACAATTAGATGGGAATACGGTTATCAATGTTCCGCGCGCGCGTTATCTCGCCAGCTTGGTATACTTACCGCGCAAGGTTCTGGCCCATTGAAAGTCGGTTTTAAGAGTAATGCTGGAACTGGAATTGATGCAAATTCACCTAGAGCTACATTTGTAAATAATACGCAGACGTTGTTTAATCTCGATCCAAATAAGCAAACACTTCGGCATACGTTTACTTTTAACGCGGATGACCTTGCTACTACCACTGATGGTGAATTTAGAATTGAAGGTACTGTCGCTGCCGCAGTCAAAGCTGCTTTGCGCCGTGAAAGTTGGAGAATGAATGCAAATGCGTTAATTCGTAATTTTAAAGTATTCCGCGGCGATGAAGAAATTGCAAATTCTGAATTCATTAATGTTGAATACGTAGCAAAGGAATACTCGAACATTCCAGTCGTTGAAAGGGGAAATCATTCTATTGGGGAACCCTCTCCGCCTGATCAATGGTTTGCGAAATTCCCTGCAGTCCGAGATCTTTCTGTAGTTAATATTCCTGGTTCAGAAGACAATGCACCGCCTCCCGTAGGTATGGATCCCGGCGGTGGAGGTGGTTTTGATTGGCCTCCGCCTCCCCCACCTCCACCACCTCCTCCTGGCGATGATGATGAGATTGATCCACCGCCACCCCCGCCTCCTCCAGGAGATACGGATAATGATTCAGATGGTAGCGAGAATACGTATATCATTGATGAGAATGCTACTGCAGGATTTGCAACTAAGCTCAGTAGATTATTATGTACCAATCGTATGAATTTGGTACCTGATGAAACATATCGATTCCACGTGATTATTAATCGTGTGAAGAATTCAGATTCTGATAAGCCTTTACACATACGTATTAGCCCGTCAAAAGCTGCAGTTCGTCCTGCATATGATGGCACAGTAACTACTACTGGTGTTCAATTCCCAATTGTATGGGAATTTAGTACTGCCGGATTTACCAATGCCGATTTAACCGGTATTCGATTCCGTATTGATCTATTTGAAACGGAGATCGATATTAGTGATGGTGCTACTGCTTATGTTAGTGATTGGAATATGTTAGGTAAGATTCGTGAATTACCATCTAACACTATTTATAGATACGATGGCGAGATATGGGATAATGCGCTTACGGAGCTTAGCAGTGACAATGGTATTACAGACGCTGCGGGTTATCCTAACAGTTTAGTTGAAAGTTATGAAGTTAATTCTGACGCTAATCGGCTTTATTGTATTAGCGCAGGAAACATCTATGTTTGGGGTATTGGGGCGAATGACCCATATGGGGGTTCTTCAGCATCTCGAATTGTTATGGCCTGGTAAGTAAGGAGAATAGTATGCCAAGCTTTGGAAGTGCTTCACAGAAACGTCTTGCAACGTTGCATCCTGATCTACAAACTATAATGCACGAAGCAATTAAAGTGATGGACTTTTCTATCGTTTGTGGGTATAGAATTGAAGAAGCGCAGAATAAGGCATTTGAAGATGGTGCCAGTACTAAACAGTGGCCTGATAGTAAACACAATCAGGATCCGTCGATCGCGGTAGATATCGCACCATGGGATCCATACATGCGTAACGGTAAAGGTGGGATTGATTGGCAGAATACGGACCGATTTATCTTACTTGCGGGTATTGTTAAGGGTATTGCTCATACGTTAGAGATACCTATTAGATGGGGCGGAGATTTTGATAACGACACTTTCATTAAAGACCAAAGTTTTATCGACATGCCCCATATTGAATTAGTTCTTTAGCTCATCTACCTAGTCGTAGAAAGAGATAAACGCCGCTCATATACCATTTTATGGGCGGTTGTTTCTTCGAGGTAAGTTATGGCACACATGGAACATTTAGCAGAACGTGAAGGCTACAAAGATTTTGACGTACGCTTTCACTACAATCAAAAGTGGGTACGTACACTTTCTGGTCAAGGGGGAATAACCCTCGGTAGGAATATATACTTTGTCTACCGCAGAACCCAGATAACCGAAACGTTCATGAAGCATGAGTTAAAACATGTCGAACAGTATTCACGGTTTAGACTTTTTGGCTGGTGGTGGATATCAATTCCACCCTGGTTAGTAGTATATGTAGTCCAATGGATATTTGCAGGTTTCCGATATAGTAAAATTCCATATGAGTTGGAGGCTGTCGCGGCTGAAACTGACGATTGAATTTGTTCATTCTTGCAAATAAGAGTGTATAATAGAATAGTACATAGGCGTCATAACATCTCAATGTAGTGGAGATTAGAGAATGAAGATATTAGTTATCAGCGATAATCCTCAAATTAATTATAAATTCGT